GATGTTAAGTTTTTTGAATTAGAGCCAGCGGAAGTATTAGATGTTATATTAAATGACCAGCATCCAAGTTTTAGTACGTATGAGGATATTGGGAAAATACAAGTAAGATTATTGTATAGCCAAAAGAATTATGGCTACGGCGATAATAGTGCAAAATTAAATTGAGCAAAACCAGGCGATGCAAATGTTAAAAGTTATCCATTAAAACATGAGATAGTTATTGTTGCTAATTACATTACAAGAGAAGGTGTAATAGATAGTGCTGGTCCCGATTTAACGCCAAAAGGCTTGTATTATTTTGATAGATTAAATTTATTAAATTCGGTCAATCACAATGCAATGCAAGATATTAGTTTAACAAAAAAATTCAAAGACACTCCATCATCAGGATATACACAGCCAGAAGATTTGGTGCTTGGAAATGAAATCAAACCAAACGATGAAATTCACCCATTAGAATCAAAAGAAGGCGACATAATTTATGAAGGAAGATTTGGTAACTCTATTAGATTCGGCAACAACCCTGAAACTGGAGAGCCCGAAGTTTTGATTAGGAACGGCCAAAAGCCTAATATAAGCACCGTAAAGTTGGCACCAATAGTAGAAGACATTAATAAGGATTTCTCATCTATATGATTCACTTCTGATAGAAATATACCATTAACAATAGCATGTAATAATCAGAAATCATTTTCCGCACCAAGTGAGTTTAGCGGGAAGCAAATTATTATTAATTCTGATAGAATTATATTGAATGCGAAATATAATGAATTGCTTGGATATTCGAACACTAATATTAATTTTTCTGCAAAAGGAACGTTCAATATTAATTCCGATCAAGAAACGATTATCAATAGTAAAGCGATTTATCTTGGATTAGATGCAGAAGAAAAACTTGTAAAAGGAGATACTTTGTTAGATTTGCTAAAACAATTAGTTGACGAGATAACGAAAATAAAAGTTATGACTGGGACTGGCCCTTCGTCACCACCAATTAATACACCACAATTTGTAGCGATAAAAAGTAAACTATCGTCATTCCTTAGTAAGCAAAATTATACATTGTAAGATATTATGGTAAATTGAGAATTAATTAAAATATCTGTTTTAGAAAGGTCAAAATTTTATTCCTTTGCAAATGAAGAGGACTTTGCCAAGTACCTAGCGCAAATATATCATTATGCTATGACAACAAGTGCTATGAGTACAAGTGGGCAGAAGTTAGTAAGGGCGAATAGTGAGATGTTAGAAGAGATGTGAATTGCGGCATTCAAAATTGGGAAAACTGGAAATAATGTTGCAATAATTGAAAATATGAAGCAACTATTTAACAGAGGCGTATATTTATATTGACAAGGGGCTGTGTTTGTACCTGTTCCAGTTGTAATTCCCGTTAATGTAGTACTTAATGCTGGGAATCCAGATGTATTATCGCTGTATAATACAAATGATTTCGAAGCGTTCGTAAAAAATTTAATAAATAATTTAAAAATATATATGCAAACAATAATCGGCACAGGTTGGGTCGGAGTTGTTTAGGGGGATAGTAAATGAAAAAATCAGAAATTAGAGGAATGAGAAAAATTATTAATGAATCATTAATACATAATGCTTTATTTAATAGTATTGAATCGACAGAAAAGAAAATAAAAGCGGCAGTTGCCAAACATGAAAAGGAAAATGGAAAGTTAGCAAAGTTCGAACAAAATAAAATAAATAAAGCAATCAAGTTATTAGACGAAGTTAATAATTTATTATTTGATGTATTAGAATAGAAGACGTAATGAAAAAATCAGAAGTTAGGCAAATGATAAAAGAAGAAATATTAAGATTAAAAGAGGAAACGGAATATTATTTTGATTTAACAAAAGATAATACAGAAAAATATATTGCTAAAGATAACAAAGGTAGTTTATATATTGGTACAATTGGAATGAAAAAGGGCAAATCATTCTTAAAATTTAAATTAGTTTTGGCAAGATTTTATAGTGTATTTGATGTTAGATTAAATAAAGGTAAAATCAAAAAAGTATCCTCAAAAGATTTAGAAAAAGATGTCACTATGCCTGTTGACTTCGAGAAATTATATAAAAGATAAATATAGGAGTTATAATGAAAAAATCAGAAATTAAAGAAATCATGAAGGAAGCGGTAAAGGAAAGTTTGAATGAAAGTTTTATTGCCAACATTATCGAAATAGTTGTAAGGACTACGGAGAAAACGGTTGAAAGGAAACTTGATGAAAATTTCAAAAAAATACTTCGCAAAAACCTTATGGTCGAAACAAAAAAACCTATTGGTAGAAAACCAGTTAAGAGAAAGAAAGTAGTAAAAAAGCAAATAGTCGATAGTGAGCCTGAGAAAAAAATTGTATTTTCAAAAGACCCAGTAATCAATAAGATGTTGAAACAAACTATGCTAACAACAACGCCAGGAATGCTTGAAGAGTATGGGGCGAAAACGCCTGATATGAAGCAACTTGGAGAAGCATATAACGATCAATTGATGCAAGAGAATGGTGGGTTAAATGAGAACGTTCAATTACAAATTCCTACATTATCAGAAGACTTAGGGCTTGACACATTACAAGGTTCGGTAATGGATAACAAAGCACTTGCTAATGTATTCAAGAAAGACTATAGAAAAACATTAAAAAAAATGAAAGAGAATGTGAGTACAGGTCTTCCTGAAGCGGTGCAATTTTATGAGGCTAAATAATAATGAAAGATGATAAGCGAAGATTTATTGGATTAAATCAGCCAATCACAAATAGTCAGTTTGGGTATTTCAATCCAACATTGACAAGTGACGCACGTATTCAATCAAATCTTAAACACTTATTATTAACAAATAGAGGCGAAAGAATTATGCACCCTAACTTTGGATGTGATATTTACAAAACATTATTTGAAAACATCGACAATCTTAACACGCCTTTTGATACATTAAAAGATAGAATATTAGGGCAAACGCAACTATGAATGCCATATATTGTAGTAAATAAAGTTGAAATATCAATTGATGAGTATGATGGAAATAAAGTCCATATTGCCGTAAATTATGTGACTTATGGCAACAAACAAGATACTTTGAACGTCGATATAATTGTAGCATAATTCGGAGAATAAGATGGAAAAGAAAAAAATAAAATATTTGAATAAAGAATTTGGGGCACTTAAAGAAGATTTAGTTAATTTTGCAAAGACATACTTTCCAAATACATATAATGACTTTAACGCTGAATCGCCTGGTATGATGTTTATTGAAATGGCCGCATATGTTGGCGACGTACTTTCATATTATACAGATTATCAAATGAAAGAACAACTGCTTACGCAAGCCGATGAAAGAGAAAACGTAATGATATTGGCACAATCTTTTGGATACATTCCAAAAGTGACAACGCCATCAAGTGCAACTTTAGATGTGTATATGGTTGTTCCGGCAATTGGGTCTGGGAGTGTTGAAAGAATAGTGCCAGATTATAATTATGCTTTAACAATAAATGGCGGGCTTGAAGTTTCATCAACTGGTGATAATTCAATAAGATTTAGAACAGAGGAGCCAATTATATTTAACAATTTCGATAACTCTTTGACTCCAACGGTGTATGAATATGATGGAAGTGGCAACGCAACATACTTTTTACTTAAAAAACAAGTACAAGTTTATTCTGCCGAAATTGCAACAGAGACATACCCAACGCCAACCAATCCAGAAAAATATTGGAAGATGGAATTATTGCGAGACGATATTATTGGTATAAAAAGCATCATCGATTCGGATAGTGATAAATGACATGAAGTTCCATTCCTGGCACAAGATGCAGTTTTCATTGATGAGCCAAATATACATTGGGATGATTACAAAGAGTATAGTGGTTCAGTACCATATCTTCTTAAATTAAGAAAAGTTCCAAATAGATTTGTTAAAAGAATTACAAGCGATGATAAAGTGCAATTACAATTTGGTGCTGGCATTTCTGACAATCCTGATGAGATTATTATTCCAAACCCAAGTGATTATAACAACATTTCAATTAATGATGTTAGTGGCATAGATAGTGCTATAGACCCATCAAACTTTATGTACACAAAAACATACGGGCAAGTACCTTATGATACAACATTAACAATTGAATATAGTTATGGTGGTGGTATTGATTCAAATGTTGCTCAAGGCGAAATTACAAAAGTTTCAAATATTTCGTTTGATGAACCAGCAACGGGATTAGCTGTAGCAACCGTGAACGCTGTGAAAAGTTCAGTTGCCGTATCAAACTCAACAGGTGCAAGTGGGGGTAGTTCGGCGGAAACAACAGACGAAATTAGACAAAATGCTTTGGCTCACTTTGCAACACAATATAGGGCAGTAACAAAGGAAGATTATATTACAAGAGCAATGTCAATGCCTGCAAAATATGGCTCTATTGCTAAAGTGTATATAGCCCAAGATACTCAATTTAACAAACGAAGTGAAGAAATTATAAATCCATTGGCATTAAATTTATACACATTGGGATATAATGCAAATATGGAACTAACACAATTAAATCCTGCCGTTAAGAGAAATATAAAAACTTATTTAGATAGATATAGAATGTTAACCGATGCTATTAATATTTTAGATGCGTGAATTATTAATATTGGTGTAAAGTTTGAAATTATTACATTTCCACAATACAATAAGAACGAAATATTATTAAAGTGCATTGACAAGGTGACTGAAATTTTTGATATTAAGAAATGGCAAATAAATCAACCAATAATTATTTCTGATATAATGAATGAGTTATTGGCAGTTGAAGGTGTAAGAAATGTAAACGATGTTCGAATATTTAATAAGTATTTGGAATCAGAAGGGTATGATGGCAATTTATATTCACTTGAAGCGGCAACCAAAAATGGTGTAGTATTCCCAAGTTTAGACCCTTCAATATTTTCATTGAAATATCCATCAAAAGATATATTAGGTAAGGCAAGATAAGGAGATAATAAATGAGCAAATTTACAAACTTAATAGTAGAAGGAAGAGAAATTGATAAGATTGAATTTTATTTTAATAATAAACAATTTTACCCAATTTTGTTAGCAAAAAACAAGAAAGACTTACAGAAAGCAATTGATGATTTTCACCTACATCATGCTGAAAATTTAAGTCCATTATTAAAATTACTCAATGTTAAAGAGGAGCATATTATAAAATTCTTACCATTGTTGTTTGATAATAAGTAGATTAGGAGATATATTGTGGATAGTGAGAAATTGCAGGAAATTATTGCAAAGTTTTTTGTAAAATATAAAAACCCAACCGATACACAAGTGCATAAATTGGCTGAAAAGTTAAATATTGATAAACATGCGTTAGAAGGTACAATATATGGTTTGTTGTCATCATTCTTATATAATGGAAGATATAATGAAAGTATTAGAGATGGTAAAAATGTTGAAGTGATAGGCACAGAACTCCAAGCTGGTATTGGGATTGAAATGGAACATACAAATGATAAGAAGATTGCTAAAAGAATTACCCTAGATCATTTGGCAGAGTTTCCAGATTACTATACACGATTAATTAAAATGGAAACTGAAGCCGAACAACAACATGAACAATTGAAACAAGAAAGCTCTATGAAACAAATTGTTCGTGATGTATTTGAAGGAGAATAACAAATGATAAAATTACCATTAAAAAAAAATGACGATATATTAACTGGAAAGTTTAAGAATAAGAAAGAGAAGGTTAAAAGTTTCGGCACAGATAAAAACGGCCAACCAACAATAAATGGAAGAAAAATGCTAACATTTAGAATTGTTAAAATGTGAAAAACAGAAGGTACAGAGTTAGATTTAAAACAAATCGAAGAAGATATTTTTGGTGAGGAAGAAGAGTAAAATATGATTCATCAAGATAAATTTAAGGTTTATATTTCAAGAAACCCATATAAACCCGAACCTTCTGAATATTCATATAGAAGAGATTGGTCAAGAGGTAAGAGTTATTTCCTAACACACAAGGGCAAAGATATTGGACATTATACTGATGCTGATACGTTATTTGGAGAATTAAAAGAATTAAGAAAATTGGAGAAAGTAAATGATTTATAGGATAACAAGTTCCATGGATGCGACGATATATGGAAATAATTTAAGTCAAAATACAGGTTTAGATGAAATACTTGAAATTAGAAAATATCAAAAAGATAGTATATTTTACTCATCAAGAATATTAACTAAATTTGATTTAAGCAATATCTCTGCGTCAATTAATGATGGAACAATTAGCTCATCAGCATCATTCTATCTAAATATGTATGTAACCGACGCAAATGAAATCCCATTAGATTATAAATTATACGGGCATCCAGTTTCTGAAAGTTGAGAAATGGGCATAGGTAAATTTTCATATAGTCCAGCAATTACTGATGGCGTAAGTTGGAAATATAAAGATACAAGTAGTGGTAGTGAGTGGTTAACAGGTTCGTGAGCAAGTGGAACAACGGGTTCGTCCGCAGGTGGCGGAACTTGATATACAGCTTCGGTAGTTTCACAATCATATTCTTATCAAAAAGCCGACCTTCATTTGGACGTAACAGCAATTGTTAATAACTGGTTAGACAATACGATAGTTAATGATGGGTTTATTTTGAAACGTTCTGGTTCCGATGAAGAAAGTTCATCATCATTGGGTTCGATTAAATTCTTTTCGAAAGAATCAA